TGGCCAAGATTTCTTGAGCCATACGAGTGAAGGTTTTGCTAACTACATCCATGCGGCTCTTTGCAGCATAACGCTTGTCAAAGCTGAGAGCAGAGTCAAGCTTGTAGGTGGTAATCTTCATTTCTGAAGTGGTTGGCAATACTTGGTTTGTTGGAAGACCACCAGCTACTTGCTGACTATATACAGTGATATAGTCTTCATCAGTGAGGTCGTAGTACAAATCCAAAGGAATTGAGGGATTATCGTCAGCATTGAAAGACAATGGAGAAAATAAATTAGATAGAACGGGAGCGTTATTAATGACTTCAGCCAATACGGGACCGAGGAATGCTGCCAAAGCCGCTTGGGCTTCATATGCAACATCACGATTCTTAGAAGCCATAGCCTTAACTAATTCAATCTGTTCAGGAGTTCTTTTGAGAGAGATTTTCATATCTTTTTAAATTAAAAAATTAACCAAGTTTGATAACGGAATAAGAACCAGAGAACTTATCTGCGATAGTTGCTCCATTATTTCCGCGAGTTCCAGTGGCCAAAATGGTGCCCAAGATAGCAGGATCAGAAGTGCCAGTTGGTTGATAACCAACAGCTTTACCACTTACTTTTCCAGCAACGGTTGAAAGTACGAATGAGTTACCTACAGCCCAGTTTGCAGTATTATTATAAGCTACATCAGTCAATGTGAATACGCCTTTGGTTGCGACTGGAACAGCCTGACCTGGAAGTAATACTTGATTTTCATGAGCTTTCTGAGGATAGTAAATAAGCTTTTCACCATTTTCGTCATACTTTGCAGTCTCCCAAAGAGTCAAACCTAATGGTCTGATATCAGTTGCGGAAGCTGGAGTAATTTTCAAAGAAACACTTGGATATCCATTGGAACCAACAAATGGATAATCAGTCTTACCTAAGTAAGCATTGGTTCCATAAGTAACTGGATCTAAATCCAAATTGCCATTTGAAATCTTAACGAAAACGCCAGCATCACCAGAGTGAGTTTCGGTAAAGCTTTGTGTCGCCGTAAGAACGGAGTCTTCTAAAGCAAACATGTTGATAACATCATGTTCGTTATATTGTCTGAAAGGTAGGAGTCTTTTTCCCATAATTTTAGTTAGTTGATTTTATTTAAGAAATAATAATATTTTCCTTCTTGAAAGCTTCCGAGAATTTTTCAAATAAAGATTGACTTGGCTTAGAAGAAGAGTGGTTGTTGTTTGGAAGGGTCGATCCACTAGAAGCTTTGGCTTTATCCAAAATATCTTCAACGGACGATGCGGAAGCTGAACTTTTATTCATTGAAGAAATTCTCTTTTCGACTTCTGCGTCGATACGAGCTTGAATTTCTTTATCTTGTTCAGATTTAACTTCTTTATTTTTATTTCTCCAAATAACGGAAAGTTTATTTTTGAAAGATGCGAAAGATTCATCGTCAGAAAGATTACGAATATCTTCCGCTAAAATTTGACGATCTTCATCTTCTAATTCAAACATGGAATCAATTTCTTCCATGCGAGTATTGAAAGTAGCTAGAGCTTGTTGTGCCTTTTGAGTGACTTCGTATTCATTAAGTCTTTCGAGAGCTTCGGCTAGTTGCTTTTGAACTTCTTCCATAGAAGCCTTTAATTCAGCTCTTTCTTTAATTGCTGTTTCAGCGGCATCTTTTGCGGATGATAATTCATTCTTATATTCTTCATCCTTCTTTTTAATTGCATCGGTAAAGGTTTGGGTCATGTTCGCGGCAGCTTCTTGAGAAATCTTTTTCTCCAAAAGCGCATCTTTAATCTCAGACATAATTGTTTCTAAGTTCATACTTTCTTTTTGGATTTTTACATCGCTATTTTCTAAATGTGAATTATTTTTAACTAAATAGTGATTTTTGAATGAAAAAACTTTAGCTGTTGGATTTTCAATTATTTCTTTATCATTAATTGAATTTACCACAACACCTCTAACATCTGCAGCTGGAGTTGCGGTAAATCCAATACCCAAAGGATATACATCACCAACAACTAATCTATATAGTTTAGTTCCATCGTCTAAGCAGCCCGAACCACCATAAGATTTTAATTTGCCCTTTAATTCTTTGATTTGATTTTCGTCTGTGATTATTTCCGCATCTTTCAAATCATCAGAACCAACTGCAATATTATATTCATTAAATCCCAACTCCCAACTTGTGGAAATTTTATTATATAAACTATTTGAGATATCAGTTGACTCTTCCAATGCGGAAGCGAAATCTTTATTGACAAATTTATAAACAACAGCACCTAAAGCTATATTAAAAGGATCTTTATCTTGAATTTGAGGGGTGAATAATTCACTACTGCCAAGTTTACTAAAGCCAGCGGTTAAAATATGACCAACAACTTTTTCTTTTTTATGCTCAATATTTGTTGGCTTATGTTTAAATAAGCCAGCGATTCTTAAAGCGGTCTGAGTATCAATGCCATCATCATTTTTATTAAACTTGTTAATTACTGCGGCATTAAATGCAACACCCAATAAATCTATATTTTCATCAAAATTAACTTCCGAATTAGGGATTAACGGCATCAAATTTTCCAATGAAGCCCTTGAAATTCCATCGTTGATATTAAAATTTGAAACCTTAATATCTGCGAATGTGAATTGAGTTTTATATTTAAAATCCATTATATTTTTTCGGAGTGATAAAGTATTGCTGATGGATATACCATTAATTCATGTTCGGCAGATATATCTAAAACTTCTTCTTTTGTATGAAGTTCTTGAATACTTTCAATATCATTTACACAAATTTTAATTTGATCTTCCCATTCGTTAATTTCAGAAGCGCATACTACTGCTTCGCATAATTGTTCAACAATTACCGATTGAGCTTCATTAAGTTCTTCAACATTGTATTTTGCTTTAATTTCTTGCTCAATTGCTTTAGTCAATTGTTCTATTTTGCCAACAACTTGCTGAATATTATTTCTTGAATAACCTTTAATTGTTTTTTTAGGAGCTGTACTTTTTCCAGTTGGTCTACCTGCAGATTTTGGAGTATTATTTTTTGCAACTGGTTTGGCAACTGGCTTTCCGCCAATACCAGCAGTAGGTGGACCACCCAAGCCTGCTACCTTAGCGCCTGCGGGCATCTTAGGGGCTGGAGCAGCCAACATTGGAACACCACCAACCAATGGATTATAATAACCCTTCTTTCTTTCGGAAACGAATTGTTCTTGAGGGCCACCAATGTCTTCTGAATTTGGAAATCTACCAGTATTGAAAATATCCAAACCCTGCTGTGGAGTTACCACTCCCAATTCCATTAGTCTGGTTGCGACTCTCAATAATTCTGTTTGATCTTTTGAATCAATATCAACAAATTTTGCAACTGGAATATTTCTAAAGCCTAAAGAAGTGGAAACTCTCCTAATTTCTCTATTTAAAAAATCATTAAGAAAAGCTTTTCTAGCTTCATTTAATTTATCCATGAAGATTCTAGCTTTTACTTCGGTTGTATTATACTTTTCAGTGCCAACCATAATATTTTGCAAACCAATTCGAATGTCTTCATTTAAGACTTCGTATTTTGCTGGTCCAATAATTTTAGAAATGTCTGGAATGATAAATTCCGCTTTTGTAGTATAATCGGAAACTAAAACGCGACCAACACTTTCATTTAAAAACAATTGCTGCATTGCCTGCAGATTCTGAGCGTTGATACCACCTTTTTCTGGTTCAGCTCCCATCGTAATTAATAAAATTACATTCTCGACTGTTCTAGTTATAGCTTGATCCATTTTTTTCAATTCTAGTTTTGCATTAATGTCTTCTAGAACTGGAAATCCAAATGGAATAGAAAAAGGCTCATAATCTTGCTTCTTGTAGAAAGAATAACTTAATTTATCATTTTCTAATTTGATCAAAAGACCGCTGGCGTAGTATTGACCCTTTTTAATCTTCTCTTTAATGTCAGGAGGAAGAGCATCAAAAATTTCTTGATCATACGCATCTTTTGGATTGCGCAATCTTTCCATATCATATTCAGAAAGAATTTTTTCATAAGCTCCAG